GCTCCGAGTACACAGATGGGATTGGATACGGCAACTGATCTTCTGACCAACCCTCGCGGAGCCTACAATATGAGTGAAGCTGGCGTCTCGGCTGCCGAACAGATGAAGGGCACGCAGCAGAGCGAGACAGTTGCTCGCATGCTCATGAATATCGGTGGAACGCAAGTTGGCGACACTGATCAGGTTTCTGTCTCAGCTGCTGATCGTTCGAACAACTATGCCCTGATCGAGAAGCTGAAGGCTGACAACATCATTAAGGAACAGGGTTGGGACAAGGGTGGCCGTATGACGTACACCGTCAACAACTTCAATGTGGACCAGCTACGCTCGATTTACTCTGGCGGAACGAACAAGTCGGGCGAAGCAGTCCCGGCTGGCGTGCCAGTTCAGTCAGGTAAGACGGCCTCCAGTTCAACTGGTGGATAAACTATGCCTCTTTCGACAGGACAGTTCCAGACACCGACTAATTCCTCGCAGGCGCTGGCGAATGGTATCGCCACGGCTGAAGGTTATGGTGTGCCCGGAGCTAGCCCAACGATTGCGAACAATCCCGGAGATCTCAAGCTTGGTGACATTGGCTACGGGACACAGCCGAATGGCATCACGAATTTCCCTACGCCTGATGCTGGCTTCGCCGCGCTGAATAATCAGGTGCAGTTGATCCAAAACGGGACGAGCCAAGCTGGCTACACCACCGACATGAGCATTATGGACGTGGCTCAGTTGTACACGGGCGGAGACTCGGTCAATGGCGCTGGCAGTACTGCAAACTGGGCGTCCACCGTGACCAACACCGTGAACAGCTACAATGGCGGCCAGACTACCATCACGACGACTTCGAATTTCGCTCAGACAGCGCAGGGTGTAGTCAACCCGAGCGGCACAAGCCCATCGATTCCTCCCAACACGAACGCCATTCCTAGTCCCAGTGTCAACCCCTTGCAGGATCTGGACCCGGCTAACTACGTTCCCGTGGCAGGGCAGGACATCAGTGACGCAGATGTGGACGCGCTGACTCCGAGCTACGTTATTCAGGACTCATCGTTGGATGCTAACCCGTGGTATAAGGACAGGGAATTGCCCAACACGCATAAGTCCTTGAGCGCGCAGTATCCTTCGCCCATCACATTTCAGATCGAGTTGCCAAGTTCAGCTCAGTCGGGCAATGCTGTCTCGTACCTGTCTAATTCGAGCGGCCAACCCATCGTGATCGAACTGAATGTCTCGATGAAGTCGTTGAACACTACGAGCAAGCACATCATCCACAAGAACCCGACCCGTACGGGCATGCACATCACGTTTTGGGGTATGCAGCCTGACGTCATCGTGGGCGAGGGTACGACCGGAGCTTTCTTCAACCAGATGGGGCTAGCCAACTTCATGTCGACGGCGGCATTCACTGGTGCTCTTCAGACTCAGATTTTGCAATTGTTGAATCAGTCCAAGCCGATCCCGCAGTTGTCAGTGGTCATTGAGAACAACGGGCAAGTGACCAGTACGGCGCAGGCGAACCAAGTAGCGTTCTCGAAGAGACAAGCTTTCGGCGGGAACCCTATCGCGGCTAGCGAAGGTGTACGTCCGGCAGTTTCTCCTAACAACCGGAAGAGCTTGCAGAGGAGTTTGACTGGTGAGGCTCTCCGCGTGGCTGCTCAAGATGCGTTTCAAGAACTACTCATGCTGTTTAAGGAGAATGGAGTCATCTACTTCCACCCTTCAAGCTACAAGGGGTTTTCGTCTGGTAGCGAGCAGAGCTCACCGACGGCGTGGTCGCCGTCAACGGGCACTTCTAGCTTTGAAATGAACGCTAGGAACAACGATGTTATGGCTCGCGGCAAAGTCGCAATGAAATTCAAGAGTTCGGTGTACCTAGGCTATTTCAAAGCCTTCAGTTGGACGCAGGACGCAGAGCACCCATTTTTGTGGAACTTCAATTTCACGTTCCAAGTGGAAAGCACGATGACGCTCGTGTACTACCCACTGTCTACAGGGTCTGTGATGTCAGCGCCGGGGAATAGTTAATGGCAACTTCACCAAATGCGAACGATGCTAGCGACGTTGCGATCGTAGCGCCGTCGAATGCTAGGACCACGTCGATCATCCCACTGCCAATTCGCGGTGAGAAGCGCATTGTCCCTACGCCTACAGATCCGAACTCAATCACGTCCATGGCTGAAAGGTCAGCGGCCAAGAGAGGCGGCAAGAATCGCAAATTTGTAAAGCCTAATGATTTCAATCTCACGGCGGCGAAGAAGACGTTCACACAGTACGTGATCATCCGGATTCCCGGTCGAGGAGTAAACGGAGCGCCTCTGACTTTCGAGTTCTTGATCAACCCGAAGTCGATGCAGGTTACGAAGCAGACGATTGATGCTCAAGCCCTGACCCGTGCTGGATGGCAGTTCGGCGTATGGGGCGAGGACATGACCCAGATTTCGATGTCCGGTACGACGGCTGGTCAGTACTTCTCCAACGGCCTGACTGACGACTATTCGGAATTCACGGTGTCCTACCGCAACATGATGATGCTGACTACGTTCTTCGAGAACAACGGCTACTATTTCGAGGGTGAGCAGGCAGGACAGGGTCCGCTGGCGGCTGACTTTACTCGTCGTCGTGTCAAGATGCATCAGGACGTTCAGCTGATCGTTGGCAATTTCATCTGGTACGGAATGTTCGATCAGTTTGTCGTGACCCAGAGAGCTGACCATCCCTACGCGAATGAATTCACGCTGACGTTCATGGCTTGGAAGGAGCGGTACCGTTCCTCTTCGCCATACCCGAACAGCATCAAGAACGACATCCAGCGCGGACACTCAACCACGGCCTATCAGGGCTACGGAGCGAGCGCGGCTCAGGCTCAGCAGCAGCTCATCAATCAGGCAACCACTCAGATCATCAACTCGATCGAGAACGGCACTTATGGCACGGCTGCGACTACGCTCCCAAATCCAACCACGGCAGCGGCAGCGGCGAAGGTGGCTCCTGCGGAGCCGGGTCCATATACGACCGATGTGCAGGACCAGAATGCCCCGGCGAACAATGACATCAAGAATCCGACCGAGAGTTTCTTCGGTGGCCCAGTGCAGGGTAGCGGGGTAGCAGGCTAATGCCTTCAGCGATCCGCAATATTCTTCAGACGGTTCAGGAACGGGAGATCATTAAGACAGCTCCCGATATGGTGTGCTATCTGGAAGGTTTGCCGTACATCCGCAATCCATATCTGGAAACGACGCAGACGCAACAGCAGCCAGTTTTCTGCAACTTCAACAACCACGTGACTGCGATCACGGGGCAGTACAGCGTGGACAATCTCATCCCCACTTGCGCCATCGCGCTTTCTGTGCCGAATGACCAGAAGCGCTACTACATGGCACCGGGAGGCAACCACATCATCCAAGCCATGATGGAGGTTCAGATCTACGCGAAGGGTTACTACCTGTCGACGAACGGCAACTCGATTTACCGCCGTATTTTCAAGGGTTTAGTCAGTCACGCGTCATACAACGACAACGGAAAGACTCTGGAGATCTCGATCCAGTGCTCTGGTGTGCTTCAGTTCCTTGAGCAGATGCAGATCGACCTCTCTCCGGCGCTGATGAGCAATTCGCCGCTCGGACCGACGGTGTACATCAGCAACCAAGCAAACATGAGTCCATTGCTCGCAATCATGGACACGCTGACCCGCTCGATCTCCACCGAAGGCTTTCAGCTCAACACGTTGAACCAGCAGACCATCGCGGAAGGTCCATACGCACAAGCCATCCAGAGCGGCTACGTTGCAAAATGGCAGAACATTTTGAACAGCGTGAAGGCCGACATTCACATTTACGGCCTGACGCAAAAGGACGCTCCAGATCCGGACGGTTCATTCGGTACGCGAGTTACGAACAGAGGTTCTCTGGGCAACACGGTGAAAAACCCAGAAGATCCGAAACTCAAGACCGTTCAGGGTCAGACCTATGGACAGGACAATGAAGCCACGCAGTATGGCAATATCCTGTACGACAAAATTCGTCAGTGGCTCCCGGATTCGGGTGACGGCGGAACTCCTCCCCTGTTGAACGGTCGCATCGTGTCTCGTGCAGAGCGGCTCCGTGCGCTCATCGCTCAGACTGGTTATGAGGGCTATCAGGACATTGACGGCACGATTATCATCAAGCCGCCGCTGTACAATCTGGACGTCACGAACGTCGGTCAACAGAGTAGCTCGACCACGAATGCTGCGGTTGCCTCGACCGACATCTACGCGGAGAACAATCCATTTGTCATCAATCTCGTCGAGATTGAGAACGAGCAAGAGACTGAAGACCAGCAGGGTATCCGTGCAACTCGCATGACCATTCGTGGTCCTTGGGATCCACACTGGCAGGTTCAGGGTACAGACGATAAGCGGTACGTGTCTGAGTACGTCGACATCAAGCTGCTTCAGCAGTTCGGTTTGCGCGAGGAGCCTGCTCGCGATTTCGGATTCAAGAAGGACGATGACAAGCTGCTCGGTTTTGCCGTAGCGGTCATGGAGTTGATCAAGGCAAATCGCGGCTACCGTACGTACACTTGCCGCATTCCATTTCGTCCAGAGCTGAAGCTCGGCTTCCCTTGCTTCATTCCTCACAGGGACAT